ATGCACTTTTTGGGTTGCCCTCGCCGCCGTGAAGCTTGGGCGTTGGTTTATTAGTCGTAACGGTTTATAACATACCATTTGCCGTCGAATATAAGTGTTACGACATTACTATAAATAATAGTATCATGTTCCGAGCCTTTATCTACGATTTTATGCCCGTTACCACTAAGCCGCTTATTTCTATATTTTGTGCAGTTTATAACCGTTTGTGGGAAATAGCTAATAGGTGATGCTGGCAGGTTCGTTGTATCGTTGTCGAGAATATAGTTAAACCCGTATGCTGCGTTAGCCAACATCCCTACGGCGTAGTTTGCGTTTTGCCCCAACTGAGTAAAGCCCCAAAGCTCCCCTACGTTTAGGTGTGGAATCGTTAAACGTCCGTAGTCTGCTTGCCAATGTATTTGCCCGTTACCTAAGCTTCCACTTCCGTCTTTCTCCAAACGTATTGCACCGTTACCGATGTAAATACGTCCTGCAAACTCGCCGTCGGTAGCGTACACTTTGCCCCTAAACTCGCCGTCGGTAGCCTTAATAGTTCCTTCGATGTTTGCTTTCGTCGCGTGTACCGTACCGTCCTGTAGAACGCGGAAGGGTGCGGAAAAGCGTTGCGCCTTAGAAGCTCCAGCCCAAATACGTACTTTGTTCGCGGCGCTGGTGTTGGCGTTTTCTGTCTCTCCGCCCGTTATACCTGCTACAATACTTTCCGAAACAGGGCTTACAAGCTGCACCGTACCCGACGTTATCAAACCGCCGTCTATCGTGGTTTTGGTGTTGTCGTAATATACCGCTTCTACCCAATCAGCAGCTAAATAGATAGGTGTAGCACCTTCCGCCCTGCCGTTTATGCAACGTTTTAGCGTTCCGTTTGTGCTGTCGCCCGTTAGCCAAAGGTCTCCAACGTCGTAAGGCGCGTAAGGCTGCGCCACAAAGACGCGCCGTTTATTGTCGGCTGTGTCCTGTGCCGTCTGTGCTGCTTCGTAGGCTTCTATCGCGGTTTTGTCTTCTATCCTCTGCCATGATGCGGACTGAAAAACGCCCGTTGTGCTATTATAGACTACAACCCAACGCCAAAGCGTTTTATCCGTAGTCTTATACCACATATCGCCTTCGTGCGCTACCTTAAGGGCTTCCGTGTTCCATGCCGTACTTGGGTCGCTTGCGCTCCAGAAACTTTCTATTTTACCGTCTATCTGCTGCGTAAGCGTAGTAACGGTGTTTAAGAAGTTCCCGTTTATAAATGTGTTTAGCGCGGTGTCGTCTGTGTACTTGCTGGCTTTCTCCCAATCGCTCGCGTTGTAGTTTCCGCTGGCTCGCGCTGTCTTGCATCGCATAATGTCGCCTGTGCCGCCCTGTACCCACAAATCGCCTACGTCGTAAGGTGTCGTAGGCAGCGTTACGAATATGCGGCGTTTCTCGCTGGCTAAGTCCAAAGCGTCGTTAGCAAGTTGTAGGGCTTGCGCTAACTCTTCGTCTGAAAGCTGCTGCCACTGATAAACCAAACGGATGCCGGGTACGCCGCCCTGCGAAGGTGGCGGTACAAATTGGCGTATCTTGACGTAGCGGAATACCTTACCCGTGTCCGTGTTATAGAACAGATCGCCTAAGTGTCTTTCCTTTTCGTCGTTGGTTCCTGCTGCTGTGTCGTCTGCTATCCATGTCGCTGTAGGCTCCGTGTTGTCTGTAGGGTCGTAGTCGTAAAAGAACTGCTCTATTTGCCCGTCTAACTGCGCCTGTATGTCGTCAAGTATGCCGGGCAGGGCGTTGTCTATATAGTCTTTCGTCTCGTCGGCTTTGTCCTCCGTATCGGAAAGCTGCCCTATAGTGCCGTCGCTCTTCACGAATTTAATAACGCCGCCAATCTCGTTGTTATCCAAATCGAAGTAACAGGTTCCGGCGGTGCTTTCAATCTTACCCGTCTTAATATGCCGCCCGTTAATGGTGCTAAAGCCGTAGGTTAGCGAAACGGTGCGGACTGCCTGTAAGGTTGTACTATCAACTTCCGGGCTGCTTACGGTTCCTATAAGGAAATGGTAGTAGCTTGCCTGTGCTTCCGTCTTAATCTGCTGCGTAGTCACTAACCAGCTTGCCTGTCCGTCCGCCCTGTTGCAACGTGCGTATATATAGTAAGCCGATGTAGTGTCGAGCGTTATAGTTGCCGCTGACAAACTCCACGTTACTACGCCCTCTTCGCTGATAGTGTAGTGTATCAGTTGCCCGGCTGAAATCCGTAAGTAAACGTAGCTTCCGTTATAGTTCGGTTCAAAGGTTACGTTCTTTAATACAAACTGCTGGCTTTTTGCTCCTACTGCAAGCATGGAGGTGTCAATCGAAAGCGGCTTAATCCTTTCCGTGTAATAGTCGCCGTCCGGGTCAAACATCATGCTTAGTAGTTCCTGCGCCGTCTTCCACCTTCTACGCGCTACGGTAGGGTTCGCAAGCCCGTTGTTATTGATAATTTCGTGTATGTCCTGTAACTCGTTAAGGATGCGCGTGCTGGTGTTCTTTGTTACCGTATCGGAAAGCTGTACCGTATAGGCGTGCGGCTTCAATAGGTCGCGTTCTATCCGGGTAATCCTTATTTCCTTATCTACGCCTATCTGCTCGTCGATGATGTGTATAGCGTCGCCAACGTGCAAAACCTCCGTAGGAACTTCGCGCCCGAATACGTTAATAAAAAACTCTTGGTCTAACTCCAAAGCGTAGCTTACCTGTGGCTGGCAAACCTTCGCTAACTCTTCCTGCGCCTTTTCCAAAAGCCGTGCTTCTGCATCCGTAATATACTGCGAAGGCAGGTTAATGTCTTCGATAATATATTTGTCGCCTACTGCAACTTGGAAGGCTGCAGAACTATCGTTAGGGAATACTAAGCCGTTTTCGTCTTGGAACTTGTTAATAACAAATTCGTGCGTAGTGTGGTTGTAGCTGTGTATATCGAAGGAATACCCGGCTAAACCGCCCGTTTGGAAGGTAATTTTTGCCGTCGTGTCCGCAATAAGGTAGATAGTGCTTCCGTCCTGACGCTTCGCGTTCAAATCGAACATGGTGTTATCGTAGAACTTAAGCACGTTTCCGCTGGCAATGGCTGTAACGGTTCCTACTCTTTCGGGCTGGATGTCGTCGAAGGTCTTTTCATTTTCCTTCACTCCGTAGCGTGCCTTACTCGTAGCGTCTTCAACATACGACGTTAGGCGCGTGGTTCCGGGAAGACAAAGTTTATTGTGTCCGTAGTTGTCGCCTAAGTTGCTGCTACTTCCGTAGGCGTACAGGCGCGTCGTAATACCTGCGTTATTGACGTTCTTACGCTGCAGCTTATACAAGCCTTTGCCGCGTCCGTACCTAAGCGTCCGGGAAAAAGTACCGCCTACCCGGTTCTTTATATTCAGCGTATATGTGCTGTTCGTAGCGTTAAACACTACTTCAAACTCTACGTTAAACTCGCTGCAATACTCCTGCAAAGCCTGTAGGCAGTTCTTACCTGCTGCGTTAAGGTTCTTGCACGGCGTACCCGTTGGAACAGTACCTAATACCCACTTGTTAGGGTATATCCTGTTTATATTCCAAAGCAGGGCGGTCATGTGTGCCTGTAAGTCGCCGTAAAGCTGTTCGCCGTAGCAACCTTCGGGAAGCTTATAGATAACGTCTATTAAGTCGTATTGTGCGCCCTCTAAGGTTAGTTCGTAGGTAAATCGGCGTTCCCCTTCTTTGGTCGGTTCGGGCAGCTGGTTAAGCTTGTAGGGTTTCCCGAATATCGTAATAACGTCGCCAAAGTCGAAGTTTAGCGGTTCTGCTGATACTACGGTTAGGCTAACCAAATCGTCGGAAAGCAAAGCTACTTTTTGGGTAGCCTTGCTTATCGCGCTGGGGCGTTGCTTGCTGAACAGGTGCAAGCGTTCCCCGTTTGGGTGTGTTATTACAATTTGTTCCATACTAAAATTCCGCTGGTGTTGAAGTCTTCCATTTCCTCAATCACTCCGCCCAAAACGGCGTAATAGATGCCGTTGTCTTGGTAGGTGTGCGTAATAGCGTTCGCGCCTGTATGGTCGCCGTAAACGTCGTAATCTACGCTTCCGTCGCCCCAATATATATTTACCATCTTGTCGCTCTTGAACGCTATAGTAAGCTGCGAAGAAGAAACGCCGAGCCGCTGGTGTCGTACTACGCGCTTCACGGGGTCGGGTTCTTTAAGCTTAAGCGCAAACGTGCCTATCATCTTGTCGTCGTGCCAACGCTTGGAAGGTGCTACGCCGTCTTCGCAATAGACTTCGTAAACAAGCGGCTTCGTCGGGTGTATTGCAATCATAAGTCGCTGCGTTCCGTCCTTTCTGAATACTTCGTAAAGCCTGTTAAGCCTTTCCGTGAAGTCCATCTTTCCTGTCGCCTTCATCCAACAATTAAGCGTAATTTCGCGCTCTTCGTAACGCTTCGCCGTCAGGTCTATTACTTTGCCGTGATAGTCCGCCCAATCGTTAGAAGCCGGGGTTTTAAGCTTCGGCAAATCCAAAACGCCCGTACTGCTTTCTACCCGGATGCCGTACTCCTTAAGGTTTACGCCCTCTAAGTAGTATTCAAGCTGTGAAATGCTGTTAAGCTCCGCTTCTATTTCCTCGTCGGACAGGGCTACGTCGTAAATCTTCACTTCGTCCAAATCCGCGTAGGCGTATTCCGTTCCGTAAACGTCCTGCAAGAGGCTTATTCCCGTTAGTGTGCTTGGAAGGTTTACCGTACCTATAGGCTGGGTGTCTAAGTACAGGGAAACGCTGTTACCTGCCTTACGGATGACAAAGAAGCCCCAGCTTTCGGGTTCTACGTCTATCCACAAATCGCGCGAACCGTCAAGAAGTGCCGTATTACAGAACATTCCTATACGTCTGCCTGTATGCCCGTCCGGGTAGGTGTTCGCCTTCAACCATGCCAATATGGTAAAGTTTCCCGAAAGGTTCAGAATGTTCTGCGTAATATCCGCGCTTCCTTCGCCGTCGAAATGTATGCAGTTGCCCTGCTTTCCGCCTATAAAGCTGCTATCGTGTACGGCTGCATCGTATCGGTGTTGCGAATAGTCGTAAGCAACCGTAGAACCTGCCGCTTCGTCGAAGGGAAGGTTTAGTATTAAATTCTGTTCTGATGCCATATTACTTTTCTTTAATTGTTATTACTGCGTCTTCTGTCGCTTCCTGCGTTACCTTTCCGCCGTGAAGGAATACCGTAACGCGGCTTTTTCCTGTAGCCTTGATGTGTGCCGTTGCGCCTTCCACTACGTAAACATTTACATAGCTGTGTTCGCTGGCTTCTACGTGTACGTCTGAACCCTTACGCGCCCAAATCTGCCCTACTGCGTAGGAATTGAACGCCGCCTTACCTGTTGCCCCCGTGTAGGCTACAAGTCGCTTCGTGTTCGTGACGCTGAACGGCTCGTTTTCATATACGTTGTAATGCCGTCTTATATCGTCAAACTCTCTTCGTAACGGCTCGCTTGGGAAGTCGTTTGCTTCCACAAAGTCAAAGCCTTTGAAGTACAGGGCTACAAGCCTTTCCTTACTCTGTGCGCTCAGAATGTAATTGTACCACTCCGAACAAATGCCAGCCGCCTTTGCTTCTGCGGCTAAAGCCTTTCTTAGTTCCTTTAGTTCCATACGCTGTTATCGTTAATCTGTTATTCCCTGTCCTCTTAGCCCGTCGTCTGCCGGGGCTGTAAGCCTGTTAAGTATTACAAGCAGACGCGAAGCTATAACGCCTACGTTCGCGTCAATGTTTGAAAGCCTTGTTAGCTGCTGGCGTAGAAGGTCTAACGATGTTACTTGGTTCATGCGTACCGCGTTAGCCTGTCCTGCAAGCAAATCTATACTTTCTTGGCTTGCTCCCTTTATAGCTCCGCTTAGGGTGCTGGGGTCTTTTTCGTTAAGCTCGTTAAAAAGGTCTTCGTAAACCTTGAAGGCTTCGGCGAAGTTTGCCCCGGCTTTGGCTACGCTATCCCTAAAGCGTTTCTGTTCCGCTTCCGTTAAACCGTCAAACGCGCCGTTTCCTTCGTTGTCAAATCCCATGTCGCGCTGTAGCTGCTTAATAGCGTCCTGTAGCGGCTGCTCTAAGAACCGCACCTTAAGGGCGTTTATAACCGCGTTTCGTAGAATGTCGCCCGATACCTTGTCGAAAGCCTTTGCCGCGCTCGTTCCACCCTCAAAGGCGTTAATAAGTGCTTCGCCTAACTCGTCGGCTGCGCTCTTCGCGTCGGTCTGCGTGATGCTCTTCGTAATATCGGCTATAATGTCTTCAATCTCACGGCTGGCGGCTGCTATCTTCTCTTCCCATTCCTCGATTCTATCCCAATCGGTTTTTTTCTTGCTATTCTCGTCTTCAATCATTCCGCGCATTTCTACCTGCTGCTGTCGTAGGTTTCTAATCATCGCGCTTTGGTTCTGATAGACGCTTTCGCCTAACGCCTTGTTTACTTGGTGCTGTAGCTGGGCGTAGGCTCTTCCCAATCGGGTAACGGCTTTTTCGTGCTGCTTGATGCTGCGCTCCGCCCTTCTGTCTCTGCTGTTGAACAAATCGAAAACGGAAGACAAAAAGCCTACCGAACCCTGTATAATGCTTAACGGGTTGCCTGTCGCTATACCCTGCGCTACTTGGCTTGCGCCGTCCATCATCTGCGAAATATCGCCTAAGACGTGTTCGGTTTCCTCGTCCATAGTAACGCCCATTTTCTTCATACCGCCTACCACGCTGTCGAAAGTTCCGCTAACAAAGTCGATCGTACTGCTAACGCTGGCGAAGGTGTCCTTAAGCCCTTCCTTAAACGTCTTCGTTGCGCCCGTCTCTTTGTTAAGTGCTGCTTCAAGCTTTGCCAGCTCCGCGTCGCCGTCAAAATCTACGCCTAACTTAACCTTCTTTCCGTTAAGCTCTGCAATCTTTCGGCGCAGGTAGTCTATATAGCTGCTACCCTCTTTAAGAAGGTCTGCGTAAGCGTCCTTTGCTGCGTTCGCTAACGTCTCGTCGTCACTCTGTACGGCTTCGGAATACTGCTTATATTGCGCCTTCTTGTCTTCCAAAGACTTAATAAACGGGTCGTTACTATCTAACAGCTTTTCCGCGTCCATAGCCGCGCGTAGCTCCTTAAGCCCGTCGCGTAGTGCTAAGAACGGGTTACGCTTGTGTAGCTCGTCTTTGGCTTTCTGTAGCTGGTCGTTAATAGCCTTCAAGTCTGCCGGGTTGAACTGCGCGGAAAGCGTTACCTTTTGTGCGTTAATATCCGCCATGAGCTTGTTAATGGTATTCGACGAAAGCGTACTAAGGTCGCTAAACAGCTGGTTCCAGCTTTCGGTCTGCCTTAGCTTCTCGGCTGCAAGCTTGCTTATTTCCGCCTGTTCCTTCGCGTTTATCTGCGTAATCATGGCTAAGTTGCCGTTACGCTGGGCTTCCTCTCGCTCTTCTTGGTACTTTTTTTGAAGCTCTGTCAGCTGCTGCTGGTAGGTCTGATACTGCTGCTTCAGTTCGTCGTACCTCTCGCTTGCGCTGCGCTGTTCGTACTCCTTACGCTTACGCTCCAACCCGGCTAAGGCTGCTTCGGCTACGGCTCTTTCTTGGTCTGTGGCCGCTGCTGCAAGCTGCTTCGTAAGTAGTTCGTGCTTCCGGGCGTAGCTCTCTTCAAAAACAAGCTTTTCGTTTAGGTAGCTGGCGTATTCCTGCAGAAGCTCCGCCGTTTCCTTCTTAGCTTGTTGCGTCGTGCTTTCCTCTGCCTTGTTGAGGATGTCTTTCTTGCCCGTGTCTATATCGCTGTTGTCGTTGCTAAGCTCGTCGCGCCGCTTTTGAATAACGTTAAGCATTTCGCCTATCGTCTTGCAAGCTGCTAAGTCTGCCTGTAGTTGCTTGTCGAAGTCTGAAAGAACGGTTTGCTTTGTAGTTTCCGCTATCTCGTTGTTTATAAGATTGAGCTTACGCAGGTCTTCCGCCGTCTTCTTAGCCTTGTTGCTAATTTCGTCGCGCTGCTTCTGTAGGAAGTCCAGATAGCTTGTACCTTGCTTAAGTAGTGCCGCAAACTCTTTGTCTGCTGCTGCCCTAACAGTTTCGTCTTCACTCTGCGCCCACTTGCTATATTTTGCGTAAAGTGCTTTTCGTTCATCGAGCATTTTTTTGTACGGGTCTTCCGTTTTGCCTGTGCTTTTGCCGCTTCCACCTCCGCCCTTCGGGTTTAGGCTCATACTATCTACTATTCTCTGCTGGGCTTCTACCTCCTTCTTAAGCTTGGCGCGTTCTGCGCTGGTGGCTGCGTTCTTATAAAGCCCTTGAAGGCGTTGTAGCTCCTTCTCGGCTGCTGCTACGCTTCCTTCTACAGCCTTGTTAGTCTGTTGCCCTATCTGCGCTAATATGGCTTTTTCCTGCGCGTTAAGCTCTATAACCATATCCACGTATTTTTGTACTCCAGCTTGTAATTTAGTAACTACCGCGTTCTGCTTTAGCCACTCCTGTGTTACTTCCTTGTGTACTCCGTATTCCACCTTCCCAGTCTTCTCGTTCTTAAATAAGCCAGTAGAGTATTCGTATTGTTGTATGCCGTCTAATTTCAGCTGCTCTTCTACAATTTCCTTGTATTTCTCGCTTGCTGTCGCCATTGCCGCGTTTGCCTTTGCCCTCAACATGAAGGCTTCTACAACTTTTGCCGTATTCTTAACCAGCAAATCTTCGGCTTCCTTCGCGTTACGAACCTGCCAGCCTAAATCCGAGAATTTTTCCGCGTTATCCTGTACCCACTTTTCGCGCTCCTTCATCGAACCTGTTAAGCTCAACCATTCGGCTTGCAAAGCCATGTAAGCCGCCAACGGTTCGCCCGAAGCTTCCGCTACCTTCTTGTTAAATTCTTCCTGTGCCTTCTTTGCTTTTGCCGATTCGCTGCTGAACTTGGAAATAAGTACAATAATAGCCATTATAGCTGCGGAAAGCCCCAGCGTAAGCGTAGCCATTAAAGCCTGTGCCGCTACGGTGGAAATACCCAAAGCCGCCGCCAAACGTGCGTTAGCCGCCGTAAGCGCGTCCTTTGCCTTAGCCACAATAACAAGCATAAACGCGCTATCCTTGTTAAGCGTGTTGTAAACCTGCTGTAAGCCCATCGTTATGCTCATAAGGCTCTGAACTTTTAGCATGGCTTTCTGTAGGTTCTCGTTCTCGCCAATAAATAGTGACATCGCGCCCTGCGCTGCCGTTACTGCGCCCGTTACGCCCGAAATACCACTAATAACGCCCTGTAGCTTCCCGTTGTCGT